GCTGCCTTTGAATACTGGTCTGATTGGCAGCCTGATGCGTTTATAGTGGAAGCCAAGGCCGCAGGGACACCCCTGATCTTTGAGCTTCGCGCCATGGGCATCCCGGTATCCGAGTACACCCCGTCCCGGGGCAACGACAAGATCGCCAGGGTGAATGCCGTGGCGGATCTTTTTGCCTCAGGCACGGTCTGGGCACCGGCAACCCGGTTTGCGGAGGAGGTCATCGAGGAGTTTGCTTCCTTCCCTGCTGGGGAGCATGACGACTTGGTGGACTCTTCCACCCAAGCTTTATTGCGATTTAGGCAGGGAGGCTTCCTCCGTCTTCACACCGATGAAGAGGATGAACCACTAATGCATCAACGGGCAGAGTACTACTGATGGGGTTTCTCCAAAGCAACATCCCGCATTTCAAATGCTGGGTTCGCCGGGAATATACTCATAACCATCTGAAATATCATGGAGAGTTCCTCCATGCGATAACGATTGCAGTGACCACCATCCCGGCACGAACCTTAAGCTTTCAGGTGATCTTCACCGGGGCAGAGACTTACGACTCGGATGAGCCGAATGTGCATGGCGGCGCCATGTGGGCGCGGATGCCTATAACCGCTCTGGTGGGGGACACCCCGCTGGAAGAATGGCCTGAACCCATGCCAGCCTGGGCAGCCCAGCCTTGGGACTGCGCATCAAGGACTCACGCGGTCTATGTCCTTGATCGATGCCAGCCGTGCCCCTGGCTCGCCAAGATTGATGGCAAGTTCTACCCGGCGAAGTATTACTTCACTGTGGACTACACCGATTCTGAGATCGGTGATGACCCGGCCCAGCACAAGCAGTCCCATGTGTTAGAGTTGCTCGATGCTGGCCGCTGGACAGGAAACATAGTAGCGTTGCCGAATAACAGGGTGCGGGTGACCCATCCTGCGTGGTGGGAGACCGGCGAGGGCGCACCGGATTTCAGGCCCTCTCAGCACATTCATTACAGCAAGAGCGACTTGGACTACACCTTGGATGTGAACCAAGTGTTCGACAATCTCTACGCGGAGCAGCGTGATGAAAAAGACTAAGGGCTACATGAAGGGCGGCAAGACCAAAGGCTACATGCGCGGCGGCAAAACCAAAGGCATGGCCGCTGGCGGCAAGCTTAAGATGGTCGAGAAGGACGGCGAGAAGGTTCCCTTCTTCATGGCTAAGCAGGGCGGCATGATGCCCAGCGGCACCCGCATGACCACCAAGATGATGGCAGCCGGTGGCAAGACCAAGGGCGCAGCTCGCGGCGGTGTTCGCGGTTCTGGCGCAGCCCGTCCTCAGACCTTCATGAAGAACGGCTAAATGGCTATTGATCGCGCCATTCTGGACTCGGACCCTTTCCTTGGAGAAGGGGAAGAAGGCATCGAGATCGAGATCATTGACCCCGAGGAGGTGTCTCTCCAGACCCCCGATGGCGGTGTGATCATCGATTTCGACCCGGACATGGCGGAAGTCAACATGGTCGGCCATGATGACAACCTCGCTGAGTTCATCGATGAAGGCGATCTCGACGCCATTGCCTCGGAGCTGGTCGGCAATTACCGCTCTGACAAAGAAAGCCGGGCCGATTGGGAGCGTTCCTACATCAAGGGCTTGGAGCTACTGGGTCTAAAACATGAAGACCGCACCACCCCCTGGGATGGCGCCTGCGGTGTGTTCCACCCGCTACTGACTGAATCGGTCATTCGCTTCCAGTCTCAGGCCATTCAGGAGCTGTTCCCGGCAGCAGGCCCGGTCAAGACCTCCGTGGTCGGAAAGATCGACACAGACAAGGAGAAGCAGGCTCACAGGGTGCAGGATTACCTGAACTACCTGCTCACCGAGAAGATGACCGAGTACCGCTCCGAGACCGAGCGGATGCTCTTCTCTCTCCCCCTGGCAGGTAGCGCGTTCCGCAAGATCTATTACGACCCCACCCTGGGCCGTCCTTGCAGCATGTTCGTCCCGGCAGAGGACTTTGTGGTCAGCTACGGGGCCTCGGATCTGAACACATGCGAGCGTGCAACGCATGTGATGAAGAAAAGCTCCAACGAAATCAGGAAGTTACAGGTCTCTGGGTTCTATCGAGACATCGATCTACCCCCGGCATCCCCTGATTATGATGATGTAGAGCGCAAATATGGCGAGTTGACCGGCGATTCGGTCAGCTATGACTACGATTCCCGGCACACCCTCCTTGAAATGATGGTGGATCTGGACCTTCTGGGCTTTGAAGACACCGATAAGGGGGAGCCTACGGGCATCCAACTGCCCTATGTGGTGTCCATTGACCTGTCGTCCCGGACCATTCTGTCTATTCGGCGCAACTGGTACGAGGATGACCCCCGGAAGATCAAGCGGGAACACTTCGTCCACTACCAATACATGCCCGGACTGGGGTTTTACGGCTTCGGGCTGATCCACATGATCGGTGGATTGGCAAAATCCGCCACTTCACTGCTCCGTCAGCTCGTTGATGCAGGCACCCTGAGCAATTTGCCGGGTGGTTTGAAGTCCCGAGGCCTGAAAATCAAGGGTGACGACACCCCAATCATGCCCGGTGAGTTCCGAGATGTGGATATTCCGGGCGGAGCGATCAAAGACAACATCGCATTCCTGCCCTACAAGGAGCCGAGCAACGTTCTGTACCAGTTAATGGGGCAGATTGTTGAGGAAGGGCGCCGATTTGCGTCGGCAGCGGACGTAAAAGCTGCTGATATGAACGCTGAAGCCCCTGTTGGCACCACTTTGGCGATCCTTGAGCGCTCCATGAAGGTCATGAGCGCCGTTCAGGCCCGGCTTCACGCCTCAATGCGGGTGGAATTGCGCATTTTGAGCCGTTTGGTGCGCGATTTCGGCCCCGAACAGTACCCTTATGTGCTTGAAGGCGAGCCGATTGTCTCTGAGGACTTCGATGACCGGGTAGATATCATCCCGGTGAGCGATCCGAACTCGGGAACCATGGCTCAGCGCATCATGCAGTACCAAGCTGCGCTGCAATTGGCCGCCCAGGCCCCGGAAATGTACGACATGCCTCTGCTTCACCGGCAGATGCTGGATATTTTGGGCATTCGGGACGCAGACAAGATCGTTCCCACGGATCGGGACATGAAACCGACCGATCCGGTTAGCGAAAACATGGACATGATCAACGGCAAGCCGGTCAAAGCGTTCCTGTATCAGGATCACGAGGCCCACATCCAAGTTCACATGTCCATGCTGCAGAATCCGAAGATTATGGAGGTCATGGGCAAGAGTCCAAACGCCCAGAAGGCCATGGCAGAGCTTGCGGCGCATGTTCAGGAACACGTTGCCTTCCAGTTCCGCGATCAAGTGGAGCGCGAGCTGGGTGTGGAGCTGCCTCCGCCCAACGAGCCGCTGCCTGAAGACATCGAACTGCGGATCTCGCGCCTTGCTGGCCCGGCAGCAGCCCAGGTCACCGGCAAAGCGCAGCAGCAGCAGCAGATGGAGCAGAATCAGAAGCAGATGCAAGACCCGATTCTGCAGATGCAGATGCAAGAGCTTCAGCTCAAGCAACAGGACATCCAGCGCAAGGCTGAAGCCGACATGGCGCGTATCCAGCTCGACATGCAGAAGGCCATGGCAAAGGCTCAGCTCGATCAGCAGCGCCTGGATCAGCAGGAACGGCTTGAGACCGCCAAGATCGGCGCCAAGATTGCAGAAAATAACACGCAAGAAGAACTTGAAAGAGCAAGAATTGCGTCACAGGATCAGATATCAGGTGCTAAACTTGGCGTTGAAATTGCCAAAGAGGTTATGGGCCGTTGACCACGGAACTAGACATACTTGATTATTTGCGGTCAAATATCAGGACGCAAATGAATGAAATCGCTGACCATTTGAGCGGCGGTGCTTGCAAGGACTTCGGGGATTACCAGAAGTGCTGCGGGATCATTCAAGGATTAGCTTGGGCCGAGCGAGATCTTCTGGATCTTCGGGCCAAGTACGAGGAGGCATAGCGACACCGAGCGCTATTACTCGGTGCGGCGACTCTAGGCGCCTTTCCTAGTGCAAGCGACTTCAGGCGTTATCCTGATGCGAGGAGACTATGAGCGAAGCAGAGCAGCTCATTGCAGATACGGTCGATGATGACCGAAAGAAGGCCCGACAATTACCCTCACCCCGGGGGTATAAGGTGCTTATTGCACTGCCCGATCCCGAGAAGGCGTACGAAGGCGGCATCATCAAGTCGTCCAAGGCCCTTCACGAAGAGGAGATCGGGTCTATCGTAGGGATGGTCCTTGAATTAGGGCCAGACTGCTATAAAGACCCTAGCAGATTCCCCTCCGGCCCCCTTTGCAAAAAGGGCGACTGGATTCTCATGCGGAGCTACTCAGGCACCCGGTTCAAGGTGCATGGCAAGGAGTTCCGCTTAATCAACGACGACAGCGTTGAGGCTGTGGTCGAAGATCCACGGGGGATTGTTAAGGCATGATGGAAGCACAAGAGCAGTACCTAGATGACGGCGCCTCGGCAGAGGACAAGTTCTTCGGCGTTAAGGCCACCTTTGAAAAGAAAAAGGCCGAGGCTGAAGAGCAGGACTCTGATGTCGAGATCATTGACGACCGCCCCCCGGAGGACCAGCGTTCTCCCAAGGCCAAGTCCAATGACGACGACTTCGATGACGATGAGCTAGGCCAGTATTCTGAGAAGGTTCAGAAGCGGCTGAACAAGCTCAAGTACGAGTTCCATGAGGAGCGCCGTCAGCGTGAAGCTGCGGAGCGGATGCGCGAAGAAGCAGTGCGCGCAGCCCAGCAGCTCGCTAATAAAAACAAGGAGTACGAATCTCTCGTATCCCGGGGCGAGCAAGCCCTGATCGAGCAGGTTCGGGAGCGAGCGCAGCTCTCCCTGAATCAAGCCAAGGAAGCCTACCGCAAAGCCTACGAAGAGGGCGACACGGACAGCATCCTTGACTCTCAGGAGAAGCTGTATCGCGCTCAGGCAGAGCTTGCAGAAGCTGATAAGTACCGCTCCTCCTACAGCCAAAACGCTCAGCGTTATCAGCAGCAGCAGGAAGAGCTACGTCGCCAAGAGATCGCCCGTCAGGCGGCTCTCAGCGTGGCACAGCAGCAGCAAGTTCAGCCCCAGGTCAGCCCCGAGGCACAGGCCTGGGCAGAGAAGAACCAGTGGTTCATGCGGCAAGGTTATGAAGAGATGACCGCCCTGGCCTACGGTTCGCATGAGGCTGCGATCCGCAAAGGGATTCAGCCCAACTCGCCTGATTACTTTGACTACATCGATAACCGCATGCGTGCGGCTTTCCCGGAACACGACTGGTCGGATGAGCGGACTAATGGACGTACCGCAACTGCGACGACCGGATCGAGACCCCCGTCGGTGGTGGCACCCTCCGGTAGGAGCAACGGTGCCAAACCGCGCAAAGTGCAGCTAACGTCCACTCAGGTCGCTCTCGCCAAGCGTCTTGGGTTAACCAATAAGCAGTACGCCGATCAGCTCTTGAAGGAGAAAGGATGATGGCAGTCGAGCGCACCCCGAGAGAAAGTGAAACGCGAGAGGATGAAGCGCGGCCATCTGATAGCTGGGTTCCGGCATCTATTTTGCCCAACCCGACTCCCAGGGATGGCTGGGTTCACCGTTGGATTCGGACCTCAATCGTAGGTCAGTCGGACAACACCAACGTATCCCGCATGTTCCGAGAAGGATGGGAACCCTGTAAAGCAGAGGACTATCCTGAGCTTAAGCTTCGCTCCGACATTGGGTCGAAGTTTGATGGGAACATCGAGGTTGGCGGGTTGCTGCTGTGCAAGGCTCCCAAAGAGAAAATGGAAGCTCGGAATCGGCATTACCTTCAAGTTGCGGCTAACCAGATGCAGTCCGTTGACAATGGCTTCTTGCGGGAGAATGATCCGCGCATGCCTTTGCTCAGGCCCGAGCGAAGCACGCGGACAACGTTTGGGAAGAAATAACTTCCCGTCCCATAAATAAGGAGCATATCAATGGCTACTTCAGCAACCCCGAGCGGTGCGGAACCCACTGATACCCTAAGCGCCAGCGGCTCGTTCACGGGCAAGGTGCGCCATATTAAGATCGCCAATGCTTACGCAACGGCTATCTTCTACGGCGACTTCGTTAAGCTGGTCAGCACGGGTACGCTTGAGAAGGCTGCAGTCACCACTGCCGTTGTGGCAGGTACTGTCGGCATTTTCGTTGGGTGCGCATTCACTGACCCCACCACCAACCAGAAGACGTTCTCCCAGTACTTCCCGGCGTCCACCGCTGCGGATGATATTGTGGCTTACGTCGTTGACGATCCTCGTCTGCTGTTCCGTATGCAGGGTGATGGTTCCATTGCGCAAACCGCGCTTGGTAACAACATCTCTGCTATTAGCACGGCAGGATCTACGAGCATTGGTCGTAGCCGTAATGCGCTTGACGCAGACTCTGCGGCAACTACCAATACCCTTCCGCTTCGTGTCGTTGACTTCGTGGATGGCCCTAACAGTGCTGTTGGTGATACCTACACCGACTGCATTGTGACTTGGCTGCCTGGAAGCCATGCCTACGATACGGCCCTTGGCGTTTAATTAGGAGGCCTAAGCAATGGCTATTTCACGCGCACAAATGCTGAAGGAACTCCTGCCGGGGCTTAACGCGCTTTTCGGTTTGGAGTACGACAAGTACGAAGATGAGCATGAGCTTATCTACGAGACGGAGTCGTCCGAGCGGTCCTTTGAGGAAGAAGTGAAGCTGTCTGGCTTTGGTGCTGCCCCCGTGAAAGCGGAAGGCGCTGCCATCAGCTACGACGCGGCACAGGAGTCCTTCACGGCTCGCTACAACCATGAAACGATTGCAATGGGTTTCTCGATCACCGAGGAAGCGATGGAGGACAATCTTTACGATTCTCTCTCCGCTCGCTACACCAAGGCCCTTGCTCGCGCCATGGCGTACACCAAGCAGGTCAAGGCTGCTTTCCCGCTGAACAACGGCTTCTCCAGCTCTTTCCAGTCTGGTGATGGCGTTAACCTCTTCACCGCTTCCGGTGACGGGGAGTCTGGCGGTGACGGTCACCCGCTGGTGAGTGGTGGCAAGAACAACAACCGCCCGGTTGTTGGTGCAGACCTCAACGAAACGTCCCTGGAGAATGCGATCATTGATATCGCTGCCTTCACCGACGAGCGTGGTCTGCTGATTGCCGCTCGGCCTCGTCGCCTCATCGTGCCCCCGGCTCTGATGTTTACGGCAGATCGCCTGCTGGAAACCACTCAGCGCGTCGGCACGGCGGATAACGATATCAACGCTATCCGCAACATGGGTGCGATCCCTGAGGGCTACGCAGTCAACCATTACCTCACGGACAACAATGCCTTCTTCATCATCACTGATGTTCCGAACGGCATGAAGCACTTCCAGCGTACCCCGCTGGAAACGTCCATGGATGGTGACTTCGACACCGGCAACGTTCGGTACAAGAGCCGCGAGCGCTATTCTTTCGGCGTTTCCGATCCTCTTGGGATTTACGGCTCGCCTGGATCGAGCTGATAGTGCAGTATAGAGGGGGGCTTCGGCCCCCCTTTTTCTTCTGACAGCATTTTGCTGACACTAGCCAAGACAGGAGAAACTCATGGCTAACACGACTTTCCTCGGCCCGGTCCGTTCCCAGAACGGCTTTAAGGCCATCACCAAGAGCAGCACCACTGGCGCTGTCACTGAGATCAGCACCTATGGCGGGGCGCCTGTTGCCCTGGCAGATGGTGATGTGACCCTCACCAACGCCACCCACAGCGGTCGCGTGCTGATCGTCCCCGACGGCGGCCAGGACAACACCTACACCCTTCCGACGCCCGTTGCTGGCGCTATGTTTACCTTCGTCTACGGCGGCGCTGCTGCTGACGCGACGGACTTCATCATCGATGCAGGCTCCGACACCAACTTTTTCGTTGGCAACGTGGCTTTCAATGACACCGATGACGGGGCCGCTTCTGTGGTGTTTGCCGACGGAAACTCCAACAGCAAGCTTCAGGTCAACGTGCCCGGCGCTGCCGTCATCAACGTGATGGCAAAGGACGGCACCAATTGGTACGTCTGGGGCAGCGTGACTGGCGCAACTGCACCGGC